ATTGTCCGCATCACCCGGATGTCGGTCGCCACAGACACCAACCGTCAACGGACTTTGGCTTCTACCGCCGCGATCCAAAATTGGGGCCGCGCTCTGGCGGTTTCCGGGGCTATGTCTGACAAGGCTTCCGGCAGCATTCGCCGCCTGACCGGAGCGATGGTCGCCAACGCCGGAACCGCTCGCGCTATGGCAGGTGCGACCACTTTGGCAAGTCGGGCTTTCGCCGCAATGGGGGGGCCGCTCGGTCTGGCTATTATGGCCGTCACGGCAGTGGCTTACGCGATTGATAACGCGAAGCAGAAAATTCGGGATCTTGAAACCGCTGCGGACGAAGCCACAGGTGCTTTCGAGAGCGCCAACTCGGCTTACGACCAACACACAACCACGATTGAGACCCTCAATACTGAGATCGCAAGCCTGATCGCACAGGAACAGTCTCTGATCGAGGACAATGAGCGTCTGCAAGCCCGCATCATGAGCTTGAATGACCGCTTTGCGGACCTCGGGCTTTATCTCGACGCAACTGGTTCAAGTTACGAGAACCTGATCTCCCGTGTTCGAGATCTTCGTGATGCTTTCTACGAGCAGGGAGACGCCGCTGCGGCCTCTCAGCTCATTACCGCACGTGGACAACGAGCGGCCTTGTCTCAGGTTATTGGCCCCGACGGTGGACGCTTGGAAAACAGGCTATTCGGCGGACGGGACAACCTTCGTGAACTGCTGGCTTTCACCACGGGTAACACCAATGGCGAGTACATTCGCCAACAAGCGCGTCAGATCACCACGGATATGACCCCGACGGGCGCTGTGGCTCGTTCAGACGGCGAAGTAGCCCGTGGTCTTCTGGAAGTCACCGGACAGGATGATCGTCTCAGTTCTGTGAACGCTTTGCTCACCCAGATTGCCCAAGGCGGGGCGCTGAGCGCCAATTCCGGGCAGTATCAACAGGCGGCGCTTGAGCTTAGCCGAATTGGTGAGGACGAACTGCCCGGACTTGCCTCGGCGCTTAACGACTTCACCGCAAGGGTTCGCAGTTATGAGCTAAGCATCCGTCAGGAAGAAGCTGCGGAGCGTGAACTCGCTATTCAAAACCGCGTGGGTTCCAAAACAGCGAACATGACGATTGCACGCGCAGAAGAACTGCGTCGTGAGTTTGAAACCATCCGCAGAGAAATCCAGTCCGACCCGGAACTCAGTACCGACCGAACCGCTATGGAGGCGGCTTTCCTTGAACGAATGGGTCCGATTGAGGACGTTCTGGACTCCTATTTCAACGGCGCTTTTCAAGATCCTGAGAGCCGCGAAGTTGCTCGCCGTTCAGGATCCTTGGGTATGTTGGAAGAGCTTCGCGGGGATCTCCGCACACTGTTTTCAAGCTTGGCTGAGAATGCCGCTGAAGCCGGTGCGGCTCGCTCTCGCATCAGCGTCAGTGAACAGCAGTTTAATCTGAGAGACGCTCAAGGGGCGCTTCGTAACGCTCGCGACGATGGGGAGTTCGAACGCGCTCGTGATCAGGTTCGCCAAACCGTTCGCGCCTTGGTGGATCAGGAACTGGCTCAGTTCGCGACCAACGACTTGGGTTTGAGCCCCAACCAGTTTGAGGTTCGTAACAATCAGCTCGTCCCGACCGATCTTGCAAGGCAGTCCCTCAACACTGAACAGCAGGCTTCTCTGGTACTCAAAAATCGGGAGGGGGCCGCTCAAGTCGAGGCGGCTGAACGAAACATCGACCGGGCTGAGGAACGTCGTCGTGTAGACGCCCTTCGCACTGAGATCGACGGGCTTCGCTCTGACATCAGCCAGCGTAAAGCTGAACAGGACTTCCTGTCGCTTGAAAATCAGCAGATGCTGAACGAGGACTTCGGTCGGGAGGAGGCTGTCGGCGCTCTTGAGCGTGAACGCGAGCTTCTCGATGAAATCCTCGCAAAGGAAATGGAGATCGCGGAGCTTCGCTACCGCATCGACAATCCAAACGCGACGGACGAACAAGTCTTTGCAGCAATGGCCCCTCTGCGGGCCGAACAGGATCGTCAAAGACAACTCGCGGACGCTGAAACCCAAAACGAAATCAACACCCTTCCAATCACGAACACTGATGATGTGATGGGTGCGGTGATGCAGGATAACCGGTTCACGCAGATGGACCGCGACGCCACCTCGTTGGCTCAAACGCTTCGTGAGTCCATGAACGCGGCCATCGACTCTGTTCGTCAGAACCTTGGCCAGATGTTCACTGACATCATCAGCGGAACGAAATCCGCCGGGGAAGCCTTCGCCCAGTTCGGCACCAACATCATTTCTACCATCGCTCAGGTGATGATGAATAAGGTGGTCGAGAAGTTCACCCAGTGGATCATTGATACCTTGGGGGCAGGCGCTGGCGGCGGCGGCGGCATGGCCGGAGCCCTCATGAACCTCGGTGCGTCTCTGTTCGGGGGTGGAAAGAAGTCTTCCTACCAAGGTGGCATCGTTCGGGCCAACGCTGGTCGAATTGTCCGGGCTTCTAACGGCATAAAGACTCGTGATGCCCAGATGATCTACGCCCAAGATGGAGAAGGCATTCTGCGTAAGAGCGCGATGCAATCCATCGGAGAAGACGGTTTCCGTCGCCTGAACGCTCTTGGCAACCGCGCTCTGGATAGCGGTCGAAGCATCGCAGCTATGCCTGCAGGTCCGGTTCCTCGCGATACCGTGAATGTTTACGCGGTTCTGCCTGAAGAAAAACCAGTTCCGGGTCCGAAAGACATTGTGGCGATCATCAATGATGACATCCGCAAAGGCGGCTCGACCAAGAAGTTCATCAAAGGCGTTCAGACGGGACAGGTGTAATGGAAACCTTCGACTTCCCCTTCTTCGGTTCCCCAACCGTCGAGTATCCCGACGATCAACAGCGTCTGAAATTGGGCCGGGGCTACACCTTCGTGACCAAGCCGCTTGATCCAATCGAACGGATCTTCAAGCTCAACATGACCGGTATGCAGTGGCACGTGGATGGCAGCGGGAATGTAGATGAAACCGTCGATCCTCAGACCAACGCGCGTGCGCTTGAGATCTTCTATGAGAACCACCGGCTCCACGGCGAGTTCTGGTTCCCTCGCCCCGGCTACGGCAATGTCCGTGTTCGCTTCTCCAAGCCGCTTCAGCTGCCCCAGCCTGAGGGCAATAAGGGTGTACTTCCAGCCTTCGAGATCGAGCTGATGGAGGTTGTGGTCTAAATGGCGAGCATCCAAGAGGAACACATTGCTGATGCCACCCAGCTGACCGCCGAGACCATCGTGGATCTTTTCGAGATCCACTTGCTTGAGAACCAAGGCGTCATCTATTGCTGGAATGGCTTCGACCGAACTTGGCAGGGCAATCTGTACGAAGGCATCGGTTGCCAGCTCAGCAAAGAGAACATGACAACGGATGACCAGCAGAACCGGCCTGAGTGGGCGGTTCATAACCCTGATGGGGTCTTCACCCCGTTCATCCTCGACGGCTATCTGGAAGGCGCGACCTTCATTCGTAAGCGCGTCCTCGGCAACAACTTCACGCAAGACCTAAACATCTTCGATCAGCGGGTTTGGGAGATCATTCGCATCGTCAACATCGCTGATCAGATGGTTCAGGTGGAGCTTCGAGATCCCTCTGACGGACCCAACTATCTGTTGCCCGCCAGAATGTTCATTCCCCCAGATTTCCCAGCGGTGAACCTGCGATGAAATACGAGCATCTTCTACATAGGGAGTTCTCACATGGAACGACTGATTGCTACGCTTTGGTCCGTGATTTTTACGCGGATAACTTTGGCTTTGAGTTCCCGAATTATGCGCGACCTGATGATTGGTGGGATCATGGTCTCGATCTCTATCGGGAACACTTTCATGAGTGTGGCTTCCGAGTAATCGACCCGGCTCCCCACGAGTGGAAGCCTGCGGACGCTTTCCTCATCGCGATACGCAGCCCTGTTCCAAATCACGCAGCCGTCTATCTTGGGGACAACAAGATTCTCCACCATTTCATTGGTCGTCGCAGTGAAGTAGAAGAATTCGGCGGGGCCATGAGAAATCGAGTTTGCGCTCACCTCAGGCACAAAGACCTTGAAGATTGGGAACCTGCAAAACAAGAGATAGACTATACGGAGCTGTTGCGTGAAAGAGCTGCTGAACTACTTCCAAGGAACTTGTGAGCGACATGGGTTTGTGATGAAGGACGGCTCAATCATCGAGCTGGAAAATAAATCACAGACCCCAGAAGACTCATATTTGGGAGATCCAGAACAGGTCATAAAATACTGCGATGATGCGGTGGCTACTTGGCACACACATCCCGGTAAAGACTCTAACTTGTCTGCTGGAGATCACGATAACTTCATGAACTGGCCCAACTTGGACCACTTCATCATTGGGGAAGACGGGATTTCACGTTACAAGGTTCGTGGAAAGGTGTTGATCAAGGATGATGCGTAAGGTCGTCTTTCACGGCCCCCTGAAGGAAGCCCATCCCGAACCTGTACAGGTGATGGCAAAGACCGTTGGGGAAGCTATCGAACTGGTGACCAACCAGCTGCCCTTCTTCGAGCTGAACCCAATTACCGGACGCAAGGAAATCTCTATAGTTGGCGTGGATAAGCCAGAGGATCTCTATAGGACTGACCTCGAAGAAATCCACGTCGTTCCCGCGATTTCAGGCGGAAAGAAAGGCGGGTTTATCAAAACCGTGATCGGTGTGGCTCTTATCGTCACTGCCATTTTCATGGGGGGCAGCACGTGGCCGCTTGTGGTCGCAACCCTCGGCATGAACTTCCTTGCAGCGGGTCTGACAGAACTCATGACCCCTAAACGAGATCAAGCAGAACAAGACCCGGAAGCCTCAAAGTATCTTGGAGGGGGGTCCAACACCACCCAAATCGGTACTCGGATCCCGCTCTTGTTCGGCACTGACAAAGCTTACGGGCACATTCTTTCAGTCGATGTGGACGCAAAGGATGTGGGCGTATGATCCTTCGTGGCAATAAAGGTGGCGGTTCGGGTAGCACCCCCACCCGCACACCAGACAACCTGCGTTCTGAGGACACAGTTGAAATTCTGTTGGGGGTTTCTGAGGGCGAGATTAAAGGTCTCAAGGATCAAGACGCCCGGAACCTTTTCGTTTCAGACACCCCGCTTCTGAACGCGGACGGTGATCTCAACATCGGGGATTTCGAGGCCCTTCTTTTCCCCGGATCAGCTCTGGACGAAACTATCAAGCCAGCCCTCGGCGGTCAGTCCTCAAGCACGTCTGTTGGGATCCAACTGGCAAATCAAACCGCTGTTACAAGGACCACCCAGCAAAACAACATCGATTACATCGAGCTGCGCTTCAACGTCACCTCGTTGTATAGGCAGACCGAGGAAGGCGACGTTCTTAATAACACGCTTCGAATGCTCGTGGAGTACAAGCCGAGCAATGAAACCAATTGGCAGAAGGCTTTCCTCACCTACCAATCAGGTCAGGTCCAACAGATTGGATTGTCGTCTTCGAGTTTCATCCGATACTCCGGAGCAGAAGCCGAATTTAATGACCCCCGGACTGACAACGGGGATCCTCCGTTTGATCGAGACACTCGGGGTATCGCTGACCGAGGAGCAACGCCTCCTTCAGAGCCGATCCCAAACCAGATCTGGATTGACGACGCCACTCAAAATAAACGCATCATGCAGTGGGATGGAGGCGCTTGGCAGCAGCTGAGCCAACAACCGGTTCCAGATACCGACTGGGATTTTTCATATTCAGGCCAAACGGTTCAGGTTTATGACGCTCCCCCAGCCTCCACAATTGGACCGCAAAGCACACCCGGAACCATCAATAATTCTTCGGCTATAGCCATTCCGACAACAGGCCAACCAGAGTATTGGGGCGGCGGGGCATTTTATCAGGGTCTGCGTTCTGATGAAGTCAGGGAACGGGGGTTCTACGGGTACTCACCAGCCAGCAACTCCGCCAATCTGGTGATCAACGGCAAGACCACCTCCCCTTACGTCAAAGAGGTCCGCATCCCAGTAGACCGGATTGCAGAGACTTATGACATCCGGGTCACCAAGCTCTCTATCGACCCCGGCCAAGGTGGGGATCAGGAGAATGTGATCGACGTGACTTGGGAGAGCTTCCAAGAGGTCATCGCGGGTAACTTTAGCTTCCCCAACACCGCCATCCTTCAGATCGTGGGTCGGGCTTCAGATCAGCTAAATGGTTTCCCGCAGGTCTCTGGTATTTATGACGGGATGATTGTTCGCGTGCCGTCCAATTACGACCCCGTGGCCCGAACGTATTCGGGTTTGTGGGACGGAACTTGGAAGCTGGAATTCACGAACAACCCAGCCTTCCTCTGGAACGAACTCCAGCTCAACACCGTGTGGGGCCGCTCGGCTTACTATCCAGTCATCCCGAACAAGTGGGATGTCTACGAGGCTGGAAAGTATTGCGACGAAATGGTGGATAACGGCCAAGGCGGTCAGCAACCACGTTGGACGTTCAATCAGTGGATCACTGACGCTCAGGGCGTAAAGAAGCTAGGCCTCTATATGGCCGGGGTTTTCGGAGGCGTTTTCTCTGACGACGGAAGCGGTCAGGTTTTCCTTCGTGTCGATAAAGATAAGCCCGCGTCAGGCATCATCACGCCAGAAGTGGTCAGCGAACAAGGCATTATGTACACGCGAACCGATCTGGATCAGCGGTACAACGACATCACCGTCAGCTTCAAAGACCCGGAGCTGAATTACAACGAGAACCGCCTGCGGGTCATCGACCCGGTTCACGTCGCAAAGTACGGGCGCAAACCCTACGACATGATCGCATTTGGTTGCCGCAACCGGCAGGAAGCCAAACGTCGGGGGCGCAAGTTTTTGGCGGACGCCACGCGGGAAGTCACAACCGCTCAGCTGTCAATGAACCGGATGGCGTTCTGCTATGACCTGTATGACATCGTTCTGATTGCGGACCCCAAGCTCGGAACCGGTATCACGGGTCGAGTGAGCCAGTTCCTGAATGCGGATAAGACTCAGTGGCGTCTGCGTGACAGCGTCTATCTGGAGCCCGGTGTCACCTATTACGTGAACACTCAGATCCCGAACCCCAATTACGGCCCGAACGATACTGAGGCTTTCCAAACGATCCGAGTTCCCCTCACGGCAGGACACACCGATGGTGAGGTGACGGTTCTTAATTTGGACAGCGCAGCTCTGACCACGCTCCCAGATTACGCGTGGTTTGCCCTTGAGGCTGACGGTTATGCAGGGATCCCCAAACCCTTCCGGATCATGGGGATGGAGGCCGAAGACGGTGATGCGGACAAAATTTCTCTGACCCTTAAAGAAGTTGACCGGACCAAGTTCAGCTACATCGACACCGGCGACTCCAGCGAACTGATTGAATACTCAGCCTTCAACTCCGAAGAGGTGAAGAAGCCCACCAATCTTCAGTTCGTCAACATGACTAGGAACGTAGGCGGTCAGCAAGTTGATGTCATTGGTCTTCAGTGGGATCGCTCCCCCTCCAAGTCTACGCGTCGATATAAAGTTCACTATGTCCGCAACGGTGGTGAGAAGGTTCTAATTACAGAGACTCAGGACACCTTTGCTGAATTATTCAATCCTCCAACTGGAGACTTTGAATTCCAGATTAGAGCCGTTAGTATCTCTGGCATCGAAAGTAATCCGCTCGTACGGACTTATCGTCATGCTGGTGATCGCCGCCCTGTTGAAGATCCAAGTGACTTCAGCATCCAAAATGGTCCCACCGACGCGCAGTTCGCAGAGCCTAGCGCTGTTGTGATTTGGGATTGATGTTTAGCCACTATCGTGTCGAAGTCCGAGACCTGAACGACAACCTTCTTCGTACCGAAGAACCAATCTACGACCGCCGGTACGTTTACACTTTCGAGAAGAACAAAGCGGACCACGGAGGCACCCCAGCCCGGTCGTTCAAGGTCACCCTCTACAACGTCGATGACAACGGGAATGTTTCCGAGCCTCGTACGAAGACGTTCACCAATCCGGCCCCCGCTGCCCCCGCGTCTTTGAACCTGACCCGTGTTCCGGGGGGTATCAAAGTTAAGCCCACCGCTTCGTCAGATACGGACGTAGCCGGTATGCGCGTGTGGATGGAGCGCTCTGACTCGACCCCGGACGTTCTGGCTTACGAAGGACGCGACACCGAAGTCATCCTACCGGTGGATCTCAATGGCACCTACTATGTTCAGGTCGCCTACTACGACAGCTTCGGAAAGACGGATCTGAACCTGTCTTCCGTTGAGAGTCTGGCTATTTCAGATGTACCCGTTGAGGACACCACCCCTCCGGGCGTGCCGACAGCCGTGGCCGGAACCGCTCTGTTTAACGCAGCGCTTCTGGAGTGGACCAACCCTTCTGATCTTGACCTTCAACGCATCGAGATCTGGGTCTCTGAGACCAACGACTCCAACACGGCAGTGATGACGGCCACTGCGTTCGCCCCGTCAGAGACCCACGTGGTCTCCGGACTGGTTGCGGGCACGTCGCTGTACTTCTGGCTGAAAGCTGTGGATAGCTCAGGCAACGAGTCTGGCTTCTCATCCACGGTTATGGTGACGCCTCGTCAGGCAATCGCCGACGAAATCACGGACGGGGTGATCAACACCGCTAAGTTCGCTGCGGGTCTGACGCCTGTTGAAATCGTGAGTTCTCTGCCCACCACCGGGAACTTCACAGGCCGCGTCGTAACGCTCACCACTGATGGTAAGCTGTACCGTTACGACGGCACTGAGTGGACTAGTGCCGTGCCTGCCACCGACGTAGGTCCGGGGTATAATTTCAGCGACCTGAACGTCCCTGACGGCTCGATCTTACCCAGTCAGCTCGCGAATTCTATTCAGTCGGAACTCGCGCGCGTTGTGGAAATCGGTAAGTCGGTCATCGCACCGGGCATCAATGCCGGAGCACAGGGCGACACTCGGTTCCATAAAAACGAGACCAACAACGGTGAAATCCGTCCGTCCAACGTGGCGGACG